TCTATTAATTTAATGCACTCTCTGATTTTTATCTTTACTACTTTGTCATCAATAGCTGGCAAGGATTTTTTTAAATTAAAAGAAATGCCCTTAAAGCTAGATTGTAAGAAATCATTTAAACCATTTGTATTTGAAATATTATTAATATACTCCCTTAAAACATCTTTTTGATTCTTAGAAAGTGATTTATATTTTTGGTTAAATTTTTCAATTAAAATTTTGTAAGCTATACTTCGTAAATCTTTATTTTCACGGCGCAATACTACCATTAATTCTGTTTCTTTTGTCTTTTTCTCAGACGTCATATTCTCTACAATAGTATAATGATTTTTAGAAAGAATTGCAGGATTACTGTAGTCTTCATTCAAGACATTATTTACTGCTGCTAAAATTCTATAGTTGCCTACACGAGATTTAAAAAATTCATTCATATCAAAACATTCTTTAATGCTCTTAATGAGATTATATTTTTCCAATTTAAGCTTATTTTGATTTATAATTTTACTGTAAGCTTTAACTGTTGTCTCGATTAAATGTTCAGCTCTTTCTGCTGATTTAAACTTTGATTCAATAAGCACATTAAAAAGCTTATTTTCTTTAAAAAGTTCTGACCCTTTATGAAAGTTCTTTTGCAATATTCCAGTTGCTAAAGAAGAGGGTACATTATTTAAAATGTCCACTGTTATTTGTCTTGTAAGTAACTCAAATAAAAGACCTGTATTTCTATATTTAGAATGTTTCATTTATACCCTATGCTAAATTATCATCTATAAATATAAATTTATTTCTTTTTTGTTTTAGTCTTTTTATCATTAAACTCCTCTTCAATCTTATCAACCTCTGTTATCATTCTTTTCTCTTTGTCAGCATAGTGTGTTTTCATTTTGTCTAAGTGTGACAAAGCTAATGGACTTTTTCTATATTTATGCCTTATTTTATTAGACTTGTCAGGCTTTCTTACATTTGCGTAATCATGTTTACCAAGTACATCACGGACACCACCATAGTGGCTTCTATCTTCAGCATCTCTTCTAGCAGACTTCTTTTTCATTACTTTTTTTCTTGACTTATAGTCTTCTTCCTCATCAAACATTGCGCCAGTAGGTACACCTTCATCGCCTGTCTGGTCTATGTTACCTGGCGTCCCTTCAGGAGCCATTGCAGTTGCCATATCATAAGGCGTTCCTATAGCTTGGCCTGATTGTACAGGATCATTACCTTCCATTTCAATTTGTGAAAGTCTAAAATTTGCTTTCTTATCAGCTATTACTTCTTGATCAAGCTTTGCAACCTCTTCATCAGAAAATAAGAAGATATTATCGTATACCCACTGTGAAGAGACTAATCCAGCTTGAGACATACTGTCTGCTAGCGCACTTTTCTTGTCCCACAAATCTAACCTTTCATGCTCATAAATTGTAGATGGATTTGTTAGTATTAAATCAAAGTCTACTAATCCAGAATCAGTGAAGCCTTGTGAGTAGAGGTGCGCTACAGCTATTTTTGTGAGCTCACTAACAACAATTCTTTGAATTCGTTCTATAGTACGAGCAAATCTAACATCTTCAGCAGCCAATGTAGCTTTAGATCCAACTTGTTCTTCATAACCCAAGAAGGCTTTCGGAATTTTAAGTGCTGCTAAAAGTTTATTTCTTAAATACTCAATATCTTCTACTGCTTCATAAGTTAGTCCTGGTAAAGATTCTATTGCTGTTCCACTATCACCACCGCGTACTGGTAAATAGAAATCTTCAGTAAGATTTTGCATATTATACTGTAAATTATAGTCACCTGTTGTTTCATCTACAACTGGTGCCTTTTTCATCTTATCGATGATCCTTTTCATGTATGTGTCTACTTCACTTGGTGGTAAATTTCCAATATCAATCTTAAATATCCTCTTTTCAGGTGCTCTCATAATTCTATGGATTAACATAGCATCTTCCATAAGGCTTAATTGTTTCCAAGTCTTTCTAGCGCCCTCTATCATTGACTTGCCGTATGGCAGATAGTTTGAATCTGACAACATTCTAAAATGTGCTATCTCAAAATTTTCAAATTCTGTTCTTGGAGCATTTCCTGCTGCATTTCTTGGATCTGTTGTATCTAATATGAATTTTACTTCTTGGGGATTTTCAGGATTCCACCCTTCAATTCTAGACACATCATACGGAGACAGAGGCTCTACATTAATAATTCCCCATTTTTCTTGTACATTTAAATGCAGATAAAGATCACCATATTTTACTAAATTTCTAATCCACGGCCATAAATTAAATTCTATATTCAGTATATCATAAAAAAGATTGTGGAGAATATCTTTTATTTGATTATTATTACTTTTAATTTCAAGTACATTCCCGTACTCTGACTTCATTGTTGATTCGTCTGCATATACATCTAATGCAGAAGAAAGAATTGAATCATCATCCATGGCTTCATAGTCTCTAAACAATGATATTCTTTGAGCTTTAGCTAACTCTCCTGAATACCCCATATAGCCACCATAGCCTGCTGTTGTAGAAAACATTCGAGTGTAACGATCCATTAATTTCCTGGACCCTACTTGCATCTTATCTGTATCTACAATTTTTAACTTTTTTCCACCTACGTTTCTTACAATAACGCTAGTAGAAAATAATCGTCTAATTCTATCAAAAAATGTATCTTGTTTTGCCATTTTACTCTTTACCTATTAACCAAGTTAGTGATTCTTTTTTATCGCCTACGTGCATTTTCCAGCCATAGTCTTCTGTTTCTTCAACTGTGTATACACCAGCATTTCCGCCTATTTTTTGCATAGTCTCTCTTGTCATTCTCATATTTTCATCATGAAGTCTCAATGCTGTCTCTCTTATCCAAAGACCGATAGCCATACTCATAACTAGATCATCATTATAGCCTCTTAAAGCTTCCGGTTTCCCATTATTAAATATAAATACAAATAATTCCTCTATCAATCTAATGGAATTTATTTTTAATTCTTTTTCTCTAATAAAGTGAGCTAGTTTTTCTATAATAAGGGGCCTACTTTTTAGTGATGTTGTAAAGCCTGGAACCATTTGCTTATTTTCATTCTTAAACTTGTTCGTATACTGCCTATTAACATCTACATATCTCAAATCTTTCTTCATCCAGAATAAATTTCTGTAATCTCTGTCTATTAGTATCTGTAATACTGCCCAGCCAACATTATTATTCTCAACAACCATTAATGCATCATTATATTCTGTTGCTACTGACATTAATATTCCAGCAAACCTTGTTGTACCTTCCTTTGACTTGTATTCTGCAACTTGTTCAAGTGTTTCTAGGTCTAATATATGAAAAGCTGAATAATCTGCACCATCTCCGCGAGCAACGTCAGCACTAAGTATGTACCTTTTGTTCAGAACAGGTTGTGACCATATCCACATTGCATTATCATATCGTTTTTCAATTGGCTTTTTAACAAAATTGTCCTGATACTCTTTTAAAATTGCGCCAGGGATCACAGATTGTCCTGATGTTATAAAGTCACAGTCACACTCTTGTGCTGCCATATCAGGGCCTAATAATGAATTTTGTTCGTCTCTCCACGTTTGACCTCTGTTTGGATGAACAGTCCAGTGCAATTTTATAAAATTAAAGCCATTGGCACCTGTCTCAGCATCTGACCATGTCTTATGAAACCAGTTTCCCATACCATTTGGGGTAGATAAAGCAATACACTTACCACCTGTAGCCAGTGTTTGTTGAGCTGCAGCCCATATTTCATCAATATTTTTAATAAATGCAGCTTCATCTATAATCAATAATGACAATGCTTCAGAACGACCTGCCTCACCAGTAGATGATATTGCCTTTATTTGGGATCCATTGTTGTATCTAAGTGACAGCTTATTATCCTCAACACATTGCTGTTTCAGCCAAGGGGGAAGTGCCTTATGCATCACCCTAACTTTTGTAACTAAGTTTTTTGCTACTTCTTGCTTAGTTGCAATAACCAAAATATTCTTGTCATGATGAAAAGTCATTAGCCACAGTGAATATCCTGCTGATAGTGTTGATAATCCTAGCTGCCTGGCCTTTAATATCACATTATAGTCATGATTTTTAAAATCAGTGAGTGTCTTAGCCTGAAAATCGTATAAATCGAACTTAATTTTGCCCCTTACAGGGTGCTGAATATAGCAATACTCTTTCATGAAGTACACAGGGTCGAGAGCGCACTTAACATACTCCTCTTTTATCTGTGCTCTAATTTGGTTTTGCGTTGCCATCATATTCTCTTATTAGTTCATTAATTTCAGACAGTGCTATGCCCAATGCTTCTAATGCTTCATCTGCCATTTCTTCAATTTTAGGGTCTTTTTTGTATGTTTCTACATGAACAAACCCAGTATCAATATTTACAGGTTCTACAAATGATGCGTCGCCTTGTTCTCTCCAGCTAGCTATTGATTCTAGCTGTTCTTCAATTATTGATTTCTTATTTTGGAGATATTTTCCTCTTTCCCATTCATCAAATGTATTTTCAACCCTCATTTTATGCTCAATTTGAATCTGGCAATCAAAACAATGCTTATATAACCGCCACATTTTTCCATCTAGCCTCTGATTCTTCATTATTTTCTTACATTCAGGGCAAAACCACGGCATACGAACATCTTTCATAATATCAGTTAATTCTGTTTGTCGTGTTTCACCGATTTTAGGGTCTTTTTTACCTTCGTAACCAACCATTATTCTTTTTTCAGTTTCACGACCAGCTAATATATCACCTAATGCTGCATTTTGTCTTTGTATTTCTTTGCTGTATCCCATAATTACCTTGAAAACTTCATTAAGCCTGTGATCTGGTTAATTGGTGCAAAATAACCTGTAAATTTGTATATTTTACCACCGTACTTAAAAACTAATCCCTCAGATGGGACTAAATTTGATAAATCTCCCATAGCAGCTATCTTGCTTAATTGTGCTTCTAATTTGCTAATTGAAGAAGGATCTTTTTTGCTTCTTATTTCTTTTGCTGCCTTATCTAAATCTTTTCTTAAGCTTTGAATTGTTGCAGATGGGTTCGGTGCTAGCCAATTACTAACATTACTAAGTATCTCTGCACCTACTTCAAAAAATAAAACCTCAAATGGACGCATATTGTCCTTTAGCATCTTGGCGTGGTCTTGTTTTTCAGTAGCTCTAACCCAGTCTACAAACTCTGGATGATCTTTCTTTAGCTTATTGATCGTAGTCATCTTATATGACTTATCACTAAATGCCCATCTCTTCATAAGGGGATATAATACATCATCTGTTATGTTCATAAAATCTGTGGAAGTGGCGCCAGCCATAATATACTCTAACCAAAAGTGTTGGTGATATAATGAAACCTCATCTGTATCCTTCAGACTATATATATCTTGTAGCTTTTTCAAAGCACCAAAAAATTTCTGCCGCTTCTTGCCATAGTCCTTTGCCTTTGCTATTTTAAGAACATTTGGCCCTTTAAAAGCAAATTTTGTCTGAATTCCCTTATTTAGCTTATTAATAATTGCAGCTAGCTTCTTGCCACCGCCCTTTATATCACCTATGGATCTCCACGACTCATCATACTTTAATATGCCGTGGAATATAATTTGCATTCCGCCATCGTAGTCTATTACGTTCTTTGTATCAGGGTAGATTATCTCTATATTAGCCCAATTTTTGCCATTATCAAATAATGCTTCTTGATCTTTTATAGACAACCGCTCTAAAGATGATTTCAAGTCTACCATTGAATAAACAAAAGCATTCCTGACAGTGGGTATGTGATGCTTAAACTTGCTCTTTACATCATCAAGTGTCATGCCACCTGTCTTAAGATTTCCCTTGTTTCTTGCGGCCCGGGCTTCTCCATCTACAACTGATACCATAATATTCTGGCCATCTAATTTTTCTGTTGCTGATTCTTCTCTATCTAGCTTGCCTTGCAATCCCTGATCTATTATCGATTTTAGATCTCCAAATGTTAGTGTGTAATCATCAAATGGATGTGCCATATGACCGTATGCACCCCCTTCTAGTATTATACCTTCTTTGAACGAACCAACAAAAAGGTCAAATGTTTTTTGATCAAAATAACCAAACATCTTCTTAAAAAATTTCTTTTTAATGTCTACATCATATTTTTCTGAACCCAATAATTTGCGTATTGTTGTTCCATCTATTTCTTGACCGCCAACCTTAACAGAGACATGAGGTGCTTCTAACGTGTAACCGTGTTTTTCATAACCCTCAAGCTTCATATAGTTCTTTTCGTACTCTCTAAAGTACTTACCAGATGTAAGTCTTCCCTTATCCTTCGCACCTACTACAAAGACCACTGCGGTTGACTCACCATCAAACTTTTTTAGTAAACCCTTAGGTATATATGGCTGATTCTCTTGCACAATTGCCGATCCATTAATTCCCATTTTCTGCATGTGTTTTTTCTTTTGTGCAAAATTCATAGGATGTCTATCGCCACCAGACTTGTTAGATGTTGCAATAAATACTTCTTTAAACTTTTTCTGTATATGCTCATATACTTCTTTATGATGTGGGCCAAATGGTTGAAACCTTCCTGGGTATACTGCAACTATTGTTTTGATACCTGGTGTCTTAATAGCACTTGCTTCTTTAACTTTTTTAATTTTCTCTTTTAATGTTATTGTTAAAGATATATTTTCATTAACTTTAGCATTATTTATTCTTTCAGAGGGGATTATTACAACCTGGCTCTTTCTATTGGGCCCAACACCCATCCATTTTATTATTTGCCAGCCTAAGGGTGCAACAACATGCTCTAGTTCTTTCATATATAGCTTATCCGGATGGGGAACACCTGACATAATAGATCCACCGTAAGAAACAGAATCTGCTCTCCCTTTTCCTCTGCCAACACCATCATCTCTCATTAGATCTGAAACTCTGTCTAACCACTTCTTTGGGCTAGTCTTTCCTTTGTGCTCTGTGGTATCGTCTACAATATAGTTAATAACTGCCCAACCTATGACTTTTTTAGCTTTGGAATCGGATACTCGCTTATAATCAGCAAAGTTGTCAAAAAAGTCGTATAATCCTTCATCAGAATACACACCTTGAACTCCCTTAAACTCATTTAAGTAATTTGTCTCATATAAGAATCTTTCAATTGTCTTCTTATCAAGAACTATACAATCTGTGCCATAAACGACCTCATTTACAAGATCTCTATAAAAATCTGTCAACTGTAATCTCCTAAACTTCTAAGCTTCTTCTAAACCAACCAAAGTAAAATTTTGCTAAGTCTGGTTTACGATCAACTAGGTTTACATAATACTTTACCCTATATGCTCGTACTCTTTCTAATTCTACATTTGTCAATGCGCCAATTGTCTTTGACCCCATACCACCATCAATCTTTAAATCTGCACCTTTAGTATTTGCAGTTTCTTGCATAATTTTAGTTGCACGACTTCGTCCCATATTAACACACATATCAAAGTATACGTGCCTAAGCTCATCAGGAAGATCACCGCAGCGATTCTTATCCCAATAATCTCTTCTATAAATATCCTTTGCGCCATCTTCTGTAAGATTTTTGATGTCTACATCAGGATATGCACGTTTAGAAACACCGTAATTAGTTTCGCCACCAGGATCTTTGGGATCATTTACATAACCACCTTCGTGATGCAATACTATTTCTATTATTTCATTGAAAGTAACTTTCATTTTTATTCTCCTTTATTAAATATCTAGATTACCCTACTGCAGTAATCGTCCTTTGTCTACTTTGATTAGGTATACTAGAATGCTGATTATATCTTCCTGCATATGTCATCGTTATTGTTGCTGTGCCACCAGCATTGGTAGTAGTTATAAGACACGTTCTATCTGCATTACTCTCTACTGTTGCAATAGCAGTATTACTACTTGACCACGTAAAATTTCCATCCTCAATTCCTATTCTTGAATCAAAAAGTGTTCCCTTGTTACTAAAATTTGCTGTAAATGTTGCAGTAGAACCTTTCCATACTGCACTTGGACCACTTAAAGTACCTACAGCGCCGGTGTAAAAATCTTTAAATGATACTTCAGTTGTTGCTCCGCCATTACATGCCTGTATACTAGTCAAAGTCGTAGCATTTCCATTGACTCCTGTAGCGTATCCTAGCGCGCCCAAATCCAGATCATCTCCTGCCACAGGATCTGGCCCTGTCTGTGTTGTATCATTTGCGTACGCATAAGTAGTACTATAGCCCGCACTTGTTTTCGTCCTGATTCTATAATAATAATGAGTGCCCTGCACTAAACTATTATCTACATATGAAGTTCCTGTAGCAGTTGTTGTTCTACTAACCCAGCTACCTGTATCATCTATCCTATGATCAATTTCAAATTCTTCTGATAAGGCAGATCCAGCTGGATCAGTCCATGACAATTGAATTTCTGTATCACTCAGATCAGCAGCAGTGACGCTTGTGGGTGGTCCGGGTAATGTATAACCAGTAAATGTAGAAGTATAACTGCTATAATGTTCAGCCGTTGATGGACTATAATAATTCCTTGCTACTAAAGAATAACTACTATTTTGACTTATAACGATAGTATTGCCATATACTGTATCACCGTCCCCTATTAAACGAGTAGTTCCAGTTACGTAATCTGGATTACCCACAGCATACGGAGTACCACCGGTAGCAGCAAAATACGTTCTACCAGTAAAAGTTGGATTCGTCCAATTAAAAGTAACCGTTGATGTAGAAGTAGCCGTGTACCCAAAACTAGTTGGTACATCCACAGTAGCAGTAGCACCACTTCGATCTGAACTGTAAGAACTAAAAAGATTATTATGATTTGTAGTTTGCGTTCTTGTCCTATAGTAATAAGTTGTTCCTGGAGTCAAAGCAGAATGATTGTAAGTAGCTAATCCCGCACCGCTTGTAAGCAAAGTAGTAGGACTTGCACTAGTGCCTCCGTATAAAAATGCAGTAATAGTTCCACTTGGATTTGTCCACGAAACAGTTTGCGATACTGGCGTTATTGATGTGGGCGTAGAAGGTTGACCGGCTTGCGCGGTAGTTGTATCTACTACTAGAATTCCACTATATGCTGAATCGCCGGCGCTGTTAGTTGCCTTAATCCTAAAATAATATGTTGTTGCAGGTTGTAAACCTGAAAAGGATTTTGTTGTTCCTGATTGAGTTGACCCAGGACTAGTTGGATTATTAGAAAGTCCGTAGTATAACTTATATCCTGTTGCTCCGCTTACTGCACTCCATGAAGTATTTATTGTTGTATTAGTTTTAGCAGTAACAGCTGGTGTACCTGGTGTGGCAGGAACAGTTCCAGAAGTAGTACCTGAATCCAGCACACACCAAGACGATTGTGCGCCGACATTGCTTTCATACTGAAATTGCACGTAATATGTAGTACTAGATGCCAAACCTCCAATAGTTCCAGAATAGGTTGACGAACCATTCGCAGTGACAAAATCCGAAGTGGTTGTGGGTGAACCCATCCTACTATCAGTATCAATTCGCATATTATACTGATTGCCGGAGATCATTGCGGAATCGCTGGTGGACTTAGTAAATGAGAAATTGACTTTAGAAGAATTAACACCCGTGACTGATAAATTAGTTGGTGGTTGTAAAGCCATTATTCTTCACCTTCTAAATTTTTAATTCTTGCTTCAAGTGTTTCTATTTGTGTTTGTTGTTCTTTTATGGCTTCTAATAACACTGGTATCATTCTTTCATAACGAACACCCAACCATCCATCTTCTCTTTCTTTTACGATATTAGGTAATACTTTTTGAACATCTTGTGCAACTACACCAATATCAGTTGTACCAGCTGGTTGATGTGCTCTATCACCTAACTTATCGTTCCACTCAAACTCAATACCTCTTATTTGTTTAACTTTAAAAAGAGCATCTTCTATTGGTCTAATATTATCTTTTAATCGTATATCTGATGACCAGAAAGCAGTTATGTCTCCCTTAGATTTGAGAGCTTCTACAAATGTAGTGTTACTTGCATCTGCATTTATACCACTTCCTACAATAAATGTATCTGTATAGGAACTACCGATTCCGCTGTTATATCCGCCTAAAATTCCATTATAATCTCCAGTACTAGTTATTTCATTACTATAACCGCCTAGAATAGAATTATATTCTCCTCCCTCCCCAATAATTTGATTGGATCTCCCGCCAACAATTACAGCGTAGTTAACACCTGGGCCTGTTAATTTATTTGCAGATCCACCACCGATAAAGCCAGTAGCCACTCCGTTATTTATATTATTTAAAACGCCACCACAAATCACCGAACTTACTATTGCAGGCCCAGTTGCGCTTCCAACATACATTGAATTGAAAGTACCCCCACCAATTGTACTCGTAAAAATCGATTGGCGAGTGTCAGAAATTTGGTCGCCATACATCTTATTGAGAAGTCCACCCGCAATTATATTGGAATATGACCATTGGCCATATATCTTATTCTGTTTGCCGCCACCTATAGTACAATGAGATTGATAATCTCCAGCAACGCCAGTTGAAGATGACCAATTAGAACCACTTATGAGATTTTCCTGACCAGAAAGTATTGAATTTCCTTGACCTTTATATATTTTATTCGAAATTCCGCCACCAATAAAAGAATATTTAGATGTAAATGCATCTGCTAAGCTTACTTCGGGGCCATCTATTCCACCTTCAATTCTATTATCTTCACCTGTAACTATACCTGATTGAGAAGCATACAGAATTTTATTGCCCTCACCAGATCCTATAAATGACATATTTGATGATGATATTATTTGATTTGATATTCCAGCACCTATAAATGACATATCACTATTACCTTTAATAGAACATGACATACCAGATAATATAGATGAAAAATCAGAGCTTTGGCTAATCATATTATGAGCACCTGCTCCTATAACAGAGTTAAAACTACTTCCTGTTATGACATTGTAGGTTCCACCACCTACAAATGATAGATATGAACTATGTCCTATCCAGTTTGCTGCAGTACCGCCACGAATTGTAGCTTGTGTAATTTCCATGTTTGATGCAGTTATATTACCTGCCGCAGAAACTTTGAACATTGAAGATGAAATTATATATGTGCCAGCTGGTTCGAACTTTAAATTATTACTTCCATCAACTAAATACGTTTGTGCTACTTGCCATCCGCCTATTGACCCGCCCTTAAACAACATCTTGGAACCTGTGACCTGTCCTGTTGATGTGGCAATAAAAGCACTGGCAAGATTTATTGAACCGCCGCCTATTATTAATCCTTCATTGCCCATCCTAAAACCACCGGCTGCTGATCCTGTAATTCCGCCAGCATTGATTGTTGTTGTGCCGGCTGTTACATCACCTTCAAAAGTGCCACTAAGTGCCTTTATACTGCCAGAAAATCTTGCATTAGCAGCATTCATGTTCCCTGATGAATCTACTGAAAAATTAGAACCAAGTGTGATCGAGCCTCCCCCTATTATAAGACCTTCATTACCCATTCTAAATCCACCGGCTGAAGATCCTGTGATCCCACCAGCTCCAATCGTCACTGTTCCTGCTGTTACATCGCCGGCGAAATGACCGCTGAGTGCCTTTATACTACCAGAAAATTTCGCATTAGAAGCATTCATATTTCCTGATGAGTCAACTGAGAAATTTGAACCTACTGAAAGTGCATTACCTAATGTACCTGTTCCAGCTGATATATCACCGTTAAATTTTGCGTTGCCATTTGTATCAAGCCAAAATGCTGGAGATGATATGTAACCGGTGTCATGTAGCTTGATACCTGCTGAGCTAAACTCACCACTTCCGCCTCCCAGTTCGCCTCCACTTCCTGCGCTCCAGTTGCTTGATTTGAAAGAACTAACGCCTAATGACCACCCACCTATAGTAGCACCGGTAGCAGTAGTTGTAAACACCTCAGTTCCATTATTTCCGTATATCTTAAGTGCAGTATTATCCCATAACATCCTACCTGCGGAACCCGAAAGGCTCATCTGATAAGTATCGGCATCAGTTGTTTGTCCTATGAATATCCCTGGATTAGCAACTCCAACTGTATCTTGAATTGCAAATGAACTAGCATTGGTGGCAGATGTTAATTTTGTTTTTCCCTTGCTAATAGCACTAGAACCTATAGTCCAGCCAGCTGCAGTTAATACATCGTTAACGTAAGTAAAGTTTGTGCCAACAAAGAAAGTAGGATTAGAACTAGCACTTACGAAAAATAAACTTGCCGATGGACTCATTCCAGTGTGAGTTGTCGCGTTTGTTCCCAGTGCAATCTTAGCCTGATCGCCATCGATGACAGCAACAGTTCCACTCTCCAACTTTCCAGGACTCAAATTCCATCCAGCAAGTCTAGCTTTATTTGCCGTAATCAATACTGAAGCATTTGCTTCACTTCCTGATACAGTTCCACTTCCGCTAAAAACTGCAAATCCATAAGGACTATCTACAGTTCCATCATTTAATGGAAGTTTTCCAAGTACAAGTTTAGGTTGAGCTTCATTGATACTACCAGTC